AGATGGTCGAGGTGTGGGCGAAGATGTAGCTAAAGCTCCCGTTGATCGTCCCTGCTCCGCTCTGGTAGGTCCCAGTGCTTGAGCCAAAGTGGCCATCGTCACCCACTCGGACGGTGCGATATTTATCGTTGTTGTCTACTCCGGTAATTAGTGCTGGCATAGTGTGAGTGGGTGTCAGTCACCCAGGTTAAAAAATTAGTAGGTCATGACTTCCAGCCGGGTTGTTTGGCCCTGCTGGGTGTGAAGTTTCAGAAGCTCATGGTCCAGGGCCCCTCTGGCGTCTGACTCGGCTACCCTGGCTCTGTCGAGTTCTCCGTTGTGTCGCAGATAGTCTGCGTAGGCTCCCCTGATCAGGTAATCAGAGAATATGTTTGGGACACTGACTACGTCCCAGGAGGCAGGTAGTGCGTTTGGGCTGTTGTCTGACCCAGATGCCACAGATGTGTTGGCCGTGTAGAAGTTGCCCTTGGTGTTGTCATACACCTGGTCGCCTGATACGTAGGCTGTGTTCTGGCTGTAGAGTTCCCCTGTAAGTGTCGGGGACACCTTCCTGAACAAAACGTAGACCTGAGTGTGGTTGGCCGAAATTTGAATACCGTTTTCCGAGAGATAGAAAGCCAGACTCTGGACATCTGTGTTGGCCTTGGGAGACTTGTTCCAGACCGTGAAGACTTCTGACATCTCCGTCTGGCCAGCTTGATCAAGGGCTATGTAGTTACCCTCGTCACCTCCGCTCTGGGTGACAGTGCGTTGTTCAGTGGCGCAGGTTTCTGGCCACTTGGCAGCTTCCCAGCCGAACCGAATGCGACGACTGATCAGGTCCCTGACAAGCCTCCACTCGGTGGTTGGCAGAGCGTTAATCTCAATGCCTGCGAGGTTGAGAACCTGGTGCAGGACTTGTTTGTAGTTGAGTGGCTTATGAGCCATACCCTACCTGAATCTTGCCAGTGCCCTGTGACTTCACTCGAAGTTCAGGGTTGTTCTTGGCCATGTATTTTCGGAAATCAGGGTCCTTCCAGATTTCCTTGCCTTCGCGACGGGTCCACTCGTTGTAGACCTTGGAGTCAATCTCCATGGTGGCTCGTCCAAGGCCTTCGACAGATCGTTTGCCGCCTCTGTTTTGCTTGGCGATTTCGGCCTGGCGTTTAATCGCCTCCGCATGGCGTTGGTCGTAGGAGTCGATGTGGCGGTTGGCGAGCTTCTCGCGAACTTGGTCTGTGATGTCTGCCATAAATTTGGTCACCCCGTAGGGAGAGAGGGTTTCCCCTCTCCCCCAGGAGGTGTGTGTTGCGTGACCAGGTGACCCACACCTGGAGTTGTTACCTGAAGTTGATCAATCAACTATCAGGGAAGAGCAGGGCTGAATTGCCCCAACCCGATTGGGTTGCGAACCTGGAGGGCTGCGCGAGCTTCGATCAGGAAGCGATCACCAGCACCTCGGTCCTCGAATTTCTCGACCGTTGGTTGCTTCTGCATACGTAGGTCGATCTTGTCCATGTCGAGCAGGTAGCCACGGCCAGCTTCCTGGCGTGAACCATTTGCGATGTAGTCAGCAGAGCCTGGAGCGTTGAACCCAATGAAGTTGTCAGCGATGACCTCGATGGTTCCGAAGTCGCCCTCGAAGATCGTGGTGGAGTTCGTGACCTTCTTGCTGTCACCGTCGATGTTGAAATTGCGAGCGGTGTAGCCAGCAGTTGCAATCGTGCGGGTAAAGTCCGTGAAGGCACGACGCAGGGTTGCGTCGCAGAACAACTTGTAGTCGCCCATCATGCCAGTGGCGCTCCAGATGGTCTGGAGAAGAGCCTGAATGTCAGACTCAGTGATGGAAGCGGTTGCGGTTCCGATAATCTGACCAGCGGCGGGACGGAAGGCGGCAGGCACCTGGGAGAATGATGCACTTTGACCTCCGATGGACCCGGCACCCTGAGCGGTTAGATTTGCGGTGTCACGTATCCAGACGCCAAGACCACGGGTCAAGTAGGGGTCCGAGCCGTTGTCAACCTGATGGTCTTGATCGCTCAAGCAGGTAGCCTCGATGTCGCGAATCAGCTCAACGCCTTTGACGGAGATGCTGTTTGCGATTTCATCACTCACACCAGCAACAACCGAAACGTCCTGGGCCAGGCGGGAGACCTGAGCAGCACGACGGAAGGTCTGGAGGTAGGTGGAGATGATGGCACGGTTAGCGGCAGCGTTCTGGTAGTCAGAAGAGCTGAGATCGCTTCCGTCAACGGTTCCACCAAGGGCTGCCCCACTATACGTATCGACAGGCCACTCAAGGAAAGTTGCCTGTGGTGTGGTCCCCTTGTTGACAAGGGACATGAATGGGGTGGCTTTCTCGTCCACCCGTGTTAACAAATCAAGCAGGTCCTCGCGTTTTGCGACCTGATCTTTTTCCAATAGCATTGCCATAATTTTTAGCCTTTCAAGAATGCCGCAGTGATGAAGTCTCTGAGACCGTCCTTGGAACCGGTTTGCATGACACGTTTTTTGGCTCTGGCGATTGAGTCCTCGGTTGAAGAGACACTCTTCTGAGCTGAAGGCCTTCCTGGTTGGGGCGTTGGGTCAGGTGTCCTTGTTGGTGCTTTTGCCTGACTTGACTGCTCTTGCTCTAAGTAAAAGCCCACCAGGGCTCTCGCGAGATACAGGTCTACGTCGGGCAGGTGCTTAATTGCAGGGTTCGCCTGCTTTACCTGATCAACCCAAGCCCTTGCAGGGTTTTTGGGGTCCTTCAGCCATGGGTATTTCTCGGCTGCGAACTCAAATGATCGGTGTTCTGCGAGTATCTGTTTCCGTCGCTTAGGTATGTCGCTCTCCCTGGAGAACTCAGCGTTGAGACTGAGGTCTTCTAGCCAGGCTTCGACATCGTCGGGCAGTTCTTGCCCAGTGCGATTGCGAATCTCGTTTTCTACCGAATCTGGGTCCCGCCTGTAGCGACTGAGGGCACGTTTCGCCCACTTTTCCGCTTCCATGGCTTGGTCCTCAAGCCTCTCCAGTGCCTCAATTGTTGAGGCGTCCTTAATGAGGTCTGAAATGCCAGATTGTGACTGTTCCTCTGGCTGTCGCGACTGTTTCTGTAGCTCAAACTGTTTCTCACGCAGTTCTTCGATCTCTCGTTGGAGTTCGTTCTTCTGCCATGTCAGTTTGTCCACTCGCTTTCGCCAGGAGTAGTCACTGTTCGTGTTGCCCTCTGGTTCTCCTTCGCCCTCGTCGGACTGCGGCGTTGAGTCTGCTTCAGGTTCAGGGACAGGAGGTGTTTCCGTTGTCTTTTCGGAGGCAGGTTCTGGAGTTGGACCAAGGCTTCCCTTGATCGCTTCTCTTACTGCATCCATTGCACCAGCATTAGGTAGGGCTTCCTCCGCAGCCTGGTGTGCTGCGGTCATCACTGTTTCTTCAGACATGCTGTTTGGAACGGGTCGCAAGAAACCCTTCACATGGGTCTTTAGGTGCCCAAGGGACCTGGGTGTCAGTCACCCAAAGCGAAAAGTAGAAGTTTCAGTTTTCGCGTCAAGGGGTAGGGTCAGATTCTTTCCCTCCCAGGGCGTCCTGGAAGAGGTTCTCAAACCCGAAATACATGTCCTGAATCATTGCCAGTCGGCCTGCTTGATAGTGCCTCTGAGAGTCGTTCAGGTCTGTTGCAGCCACACTGAAGGCTTCGCCCTTCATGGCTTCATTGAGAATGTAGAGCAAACCCTGTCTGACAGGGTGTTCTTCAGGCATTGTGAAAGCCTGCAATAGTTCATCGGGGTAACCCCCGAACCTGTAATCATCCATTGGGGTTGACTCCTATTCTACCGATCTGTTTGTTCTGCTGCTGCATCATGGACATGTTCAGATTCTGAGAGAAAGCCTGGACCAGTTGTTGGAACTGTTCATCACCCTGTAGCAGTTGCTGGTATTTAGGGTTGGAGGCAATGATCTGCTGCATGAACTGCAACTTGATACCTGCGCTAGGGTCGTTCTCAACGAAGCTGGGCTGGTTACCAAGTGCCATCAGGGCTACCTGGTTATTGACGTCATCAAACATCTTCTTGGTAGCTTCAGCCTCTTCTGTGACAAGCTCTGTGGCCAGGGTTGGGTCGATGACTTGAAGTTTCTTCCTGATCAACTTAGTCCTGTCAACTATGCCCATGGTGTCTTCTGGCAAGACAAACTGTGAGATAGCCTGAAGCTTCTTCTGCACAAACTCGTTGTCCAGCTCTCGGATGTCGAAGTGAAGTGAGAAGTTGTATTTATTAGGGTCCCTTGGAATACCCATGTTGGACCCTGTAACCTGAGCAAAGCGCTCGTCAGAATCAAACTTCTGAGTGAGTTCCCACATCCTGCCAACCACAGATGACATGTGGCGAAGCCATCGATGCACGTAGGCCTGCTGGTTAAGCTGGGTTTCTACAGGAGGTATGACTGCATTGGGCCTGCCGAAATACCGATCTGTCCGAACTGTAATATCGTTGATGAGTTGGAAGGCCAGCTCAGAACCTCGACGAGGTGGCTCCATCCAGGAGATGTCATTAGGGCGTTGCTCCGCTACCTGGACACCAGGGCCCACTTTGATTCTTTGACCATACCTCAAGGGCACCTTGAGTGGAGGGAGTATTTCAAAGCTTGATCTGTCGGTCAGACTGTCAGACTGAACCTTGATCTCGTTCTGCCAGGTCTTGACAATCTCAGAAACACCTCGGCTCTCGATTGGGCTGCGGCGGGTTTTCTCCCTGGTAAAGCATTCAAACGGGTAGGTGTCTCCCGCCTCAGTGACGAGCTTGTGTTCGCCAAAGAGTTCATCGCCCTTGGTGTTCTTCTCTAGGTAAGGAGAGAAGATGGTCAGGTAAATGCCAGGCATCCCACTGTCAGTGGTCCTCCTGGAGTATGCATGAATGATCTCAACCAGGTTGGACTTGTCGTCCATGTGGTCACTGGTTCCAACCACAGGAGAGAGACCGTATTCGTAGCTAGATGCATTTGTGCCAGCAGTCTTCTTGACCTCTTCGCAGAACTTCTTGTCCCACTCTCCTGATGCTGCTTTCTCTTCAATCTCAGCGACCGTATAGAAGTCGCGCCTGAATATAGCTCTAGCACGTTGCCAATCGGTTGTTTCAGGG